ATGATCCTGTCGTGGTGATACAGGAATATCCGCAATTCGGTGCCCTGATACAGCACGCACACTGCCAGCCATTTCGCGGTCGGGTGGCACATTAGCTGCGCCTGCCCTTGCAACGGTCCGCGAAAACGCGCCGGTTCGCTTTCCGGCGATGCGCTGGTGTTCTTGATCTCCAACAGGCCGGGGCCGGTGATGTCGATCCTTTGTGCGTTGATGACGTAAATGCCACGCGCCGGGTCGGATTCAACGATGCCATCGCCATTCGCCAGCCCGTCAATCGATGCGGCCAGCGGCAGATCGGGATGTTCGAACGCTGCGTCGAATTCCAGTTGCAGCCCGGTCAGCTTCAGCCGCTGTGCAGCGACTTCGCCGATGGTGTGTTCAAGGTGGTTGCCCCACCACGCAGCTTCGCCGGGGTTGAAATCCTCGACAGCTTCGCCCTTGTCGCGCCGCATAAATTCATCCAGCAGGCTGTTGCGCGTCCTGTACGGTGATGCGTTCAACACGATTGGAATGATGCTGGCTGACAGCATGTCGTTTCTGGTTAACTTGCCGACCATCTTAGCGTCTCCTATCAAATTCGCTGCGGGTCACGACCGGGCAGACGGTATGGACAAAACCGTTCATCCTGTTGCCGCCAACCTTTTTGACAAGATCAGCTTCGCGGAACCGCGCCAGATGCGCCGACGCAGAATTTTGCGAGACATCAAAGCCAGCGCGTTTGCATTCCATCCGCAAATCCCGCGATCTAAATGTTTTCTGCGGATGGAAGCAATCGACGACAACCTGATAGATATCCCAGCCTGATACCTTTTTCGGGCTGCTGATCCGTGATCGTGGGCCATCATAATATGTCCCGCGCAGGACAGGTTCCGGCGCTCTTTTGGGTCGGGATTGAACCGTGACCCGATGCACTGGCCGTGGCTCTGGCTGCGGCGCAGGCTTCTGTTCAACAGCCGCTTCGACTTTGGTGATCGTGGCGTGGCGTTCCAGCCCGGTGGCGATCAATTCTGCCAGCGCGTCTTTGCTGCATTCCAGCGTGATGATGTAGTTTTTCGACATTAGCTTGCCCCTTTGATTTTTTCTATTTCGCGTTCGTATTCTAAATATTCCCTAGCCAAAGCGTCTTCTAACTCTTGGATGTATTCTTCCTGATGTTCGCATTTAGACCGCGCTGTTCTGTGCCAGCATCGCAACCTTTTCAAGACCCTGTCTTGTTTCCTGACAGCCTCTTGCAATTCGGCCTTAGTCATCTTTTTTAAGGTTAGACGCGTTACCGTGGGCAACTCTTTCCGACTCGACATTAGCTTGCCCCTCCGAACTGGGCCATCAGCGCCCAGATGTTATAGTTATCGGTGACTGCGTTGGTGCCGAACACAATGGCCAGAACGCAGATGATCATCATGCCGACGAAATCGGCGATCAGTTGTTTTCGCATCTTAACCTCCTATGATGCTATGGCCGCGCCCGGCCACGATGACCGGGCGCTTGTTGTTAAGACACAAACGAGACTGATCCAGTCGCGCTGCGTGCATACTTGGTTCCCCGCATCTTGTTGATGTAATCGTAATGTTCGATCATCTCGCTAGGGATTTCCTTCGGTTCGCATTCTTCAACCTTGGCGAGACGGCGGCGGTAAAGCAGCAGCAAGCGCCGATGTTCCTTTTCCGCTACGTCGTTGCCAGTGAAGTCCACTGAGTTAAGACAAATCCAGATGATGCCAAGATCGGCATTCTCTGACGGCAGTGTGATAATATTCTGCATCGTTAACCTCCTATGATGCTATGGCCGCGACCGGCAAGGCACTTGTCCAGCCACGGGTCGGGGCCGATCAAGGGCTTGTGCCAGATCGATCTGGCTTCCTTGATCAGTTGACGGCATTCAGCAACGTCGCGCTGGTAAAGCTGCGCGGCATCGCCGGATGCGCGAAGATCAGCGACCGGCGCGTAACTACACGCCGATGCTGAAAGGATGATGATGAGGATTAGGTGGCGCATAATTAACCTCCCAAGATTTCCGAAAGCGGAATAGTAACGTCCGGGCAGCCAGCTTTGACCCAAGCCTTATGGCGCTTGAACATTTCTATCTGTTGCGGCGTGGCGGGCTTGAACTCAGCTTCGCATGTAGCCGCATTGGTATAGACGGCATCAATAGAGCCATCGCCCCATTCGATGCAGTCGCCAATGCTGTGATGCCAATCAAGGCCAATTTTGCCTACCGAAACGCGGTCGATGGTTGTCATATCTATCTCCTTGTTGGGGCGGGGCCGTTAGGCCACCACCTTTGGTCGGTTGATAACGGTTTGCTTTGTGCCTTTGTAAAGGGCGTGCTCTTTGACAGTGCCTTTGATCTTGAAGGCATCGCCTTTTTCGCCAAGGCAGCGCGATCCCTTGTATGCGATCACGTTGTTGTCGGCATCGCGCATCACGTTGATCCACGTTGTGCCGTAAAAGCCATCGAAGCCGATGACAAACACAAGGGTGACATCGCGCTCAATACGGTCGCCGATCTCGCCGATGTAACCGCTGGCAGCGTTTGCACGCAGGCGCTCGATCTGGCGCAGGCCGTGCCGGACGCAGCCCTTGATGTTGTGCAGCGCGGTGATCTCGCTGTTGACCAGCGCACGCGCGGCATCAGACTGCTGCTGCTTGGCGATGCGGCGAAGCTGCGCGGCGTTCTGCTTTTCGTTGTACAGGCGAAACGATAGAACCTTGTCGCCTTGGCACTGAAAGCAGCGACCGCTTTCATTGTGTGCGAAATACTCAATGAAGCCGGTGCCGCTACACCTTGGGCATTCCTCGCGACCGTAGCGCTTGTCGCCATCCCAGAAGGCGCTGCCGATGTACGGCGTATCTGAAGCGAAGCGGAAAAAAGTCATTGCAGTCATCTCCTGATCTCCCTTGATTGGGGCGGGGCCGTTAGGCCCACACCTTGGTTTGTGCAAAATGGAGAACCAGAGCAACCCGGCGCTTGTGGGCGTGGTCACAAAGGTGCGCCCAGACGTTTTTGCCATTTTTGCGCTGACGCTCAACCTCAACAACGTAGATGATGCCGTCGTCCCAGATGTCTTTTGTGACGCGGTATTTGCCGCAAGGCAGTTCAATGACGCAGATGTCAGCCGGACGCTGCCACATGCTCATTACGTTGCGGTCATCTTGAAGAATGTTGATCTGTGTGGTCATCGGTGTCTCCCTTATGTATGACAATGTTTTGTTATATTGACTATATACCTCCCAAAGTGGGATACAAGTAAAAAATGCACAAAAGGTGAAAAAAATTGTCAGTAACAAAAGAGGTTCATTTCCGGCTGCGGCAAAGCACTGTCGACAAGCTGAAAGCGATGCTGGATGATTCGCCGCATCGCAGTCTGGCGGCGCTTGCTGATGATATCCTTGGGCGAGAATTGGATCGCATGCTGCGCGAAAGGGAAGCCGATGGCAAACAGTAGGGTGAAGGGCAGCGGCGGGGAACGCGAAGTGGCTGCGATCCTGCATGACCAGCTAGGGCTGGCGTTCAAGCGCGATCTGGAGCAATACAGATCAGCCGACCGTGGCGACTTGCTTTGCGTCGATATGGATTTCCCGCTGGTGATCGAAGTCAAGCGATACGCCAAGGGCGGCGAGACACCGCGCGGGGCGTGGTGGGATCAGTGCTGCAAAGCTGCCACAGCCGCTGACAAGTGGCCCCTGCTGGTCTGGCGCTATGACCGGATGGACTGGCGCTGGCGCTTACCAGCGGCGCTGCTGACGCGATTAGGCCAGCCGGTCAACTTCCGGGGCGTATCAGACGACACTGAACTGGATTGGTCCTATGCGGTCGAAATGGATACGCGCACGGCTATGACGCTGATCAGAGAGGTTCTGGCACATGCGCCAACAATACGAAACCCACGCTGATATCCAGAATGAACGGCTGGTCGCAGATGCGCTGGCCAACATTGGCGTCGAAGTCTATAAGCTGCCGGTGCAGTACCGGCTGGACTGGCTGCTGCGCCGTGGTGGACAGCCCATAGGGTTCGCCGAAGTAAAAGCACGCAAATGCGATTTGCATACATATCCGACCGTGATGATCAGCTTATCAAAGGTGATGCACGCACGGCTTCTCACAGAAGCGACCGGCCTGCCGGCGCATCTTATCCTGTTGTATCGTGAC